CAAGATTGTAAAATATTGTGAACAGGAGATTAAGGATAGGACTTCGGGTGAACCTTTAAATCCTGGAAATTCTTACAAAATTAGAGCTGATATGTGGAATCAGTTCCTTGAAAGTAATGAAAAGTTTTCATATCAGTATGCTGAAAGGTTATGGACTAATGACCAGTTTAGAGCTGTAATTAATTGTTTAAAAAATGACTCAGGAACAAGACAGGCTGTATTATCAGTTTGGAATCCTGATATTGATATGGACCCTAAGAAGTTAGGTGGAGGAAATAGAATTCCTTGCTCACTTAACTATCAATTCTTAATTAGAAATAATCATCTGCATTGTATTTATCACATGAGGTCAAATGACTTCTTAGGTCATTGTGTTATAGACTTAGTAGTGGCCTCAGGTATGATGGAATATGTTGTTAATGAATTAAAAGATACTTATCCTGACTTAAAGGTAGGAAGCTTAACTTATCTGGCAGGTTCTTTACACGCATTCCACTGGAACCTCAAAGACTGGATTTTATTCTAAGATGGTTTATTTAAAATATGCAGATTTTGATGATTTATATCACAGCCTAAGTAGGCTACCCCTCAATGAATATAGTAAGTACGAGTCAGAGCTAATAAAATCTGGCAGTACTTACTATATGAATGATGTTATTATTGAGACTCCTAGCTTTGATTGTAGTATTGACATGTCTATTCTAAACTACACTATGGCTAAGTGGAATACCTTAATAAATAAGTATGTTGATGTGTATAGATATTCCAGGCTAAGAGAAAAGCTAAGTGATAATAATACTAAAACCTGTACTTTTAACTTTAAGATACATGATGAAGGAAAAGATGCTTGTATTATAGCTTTAGTCTTTTCACGAGATAGTACAAAGGTACCTTGGGAAAAGGTAGATATATTTTACCGAATAACAGATTGTGTTAAAAAATTCCGGGTAGACCTTATCCTTTTAAATAGGATGTTTACTGAATTACCTAACTTAGGACTCAGTAAGATAGTTTTCCACTTTCCTAAGTTATTCTTCAGAGTTGAATTCTTAACCGAGTTAATAGGTGGCTATTTTACTTTAGATGAATTCACTGAAGATAATTTTGCTACTAATCATGTCAAAGAGCTTTGGAATAAGTATTATGGTGATGGGGCTCGGCTCAGCAACTATCATACCGTAGCCAGAAAACAAAAGCTAAAGAAAAGAGCAGAGAAGTTACCTTCAATTCCAATAGAGAGTCTAAAGATATTTGAAGGAATAGAAAATAATCTTTTTTAGTTTAATTATCTCCTAATATCTCATATAATATAATTGTAAAATAATTAGGAGGTAAATATGGCTAGTAGAAATTTAACATCAAAGGACCTTTCAAAGTTAATCGTAAAATTAAGAGAGAATAAGATTTATCATCTGGAAACAGTCAAGGATAATATCTTCAGAGTAGCAACATTCTCAGATGGTGAAAGAGTTGAGAAGTATTTAAAAATTAGTAAAGCTTCAATCGACTGTGAAAGCGAGTACGGACATTGGTTATTTAGTTCTACCATTTCTGATAGATTATCAGAAACTGAACATTACGTTTATGTCTTAATTGACTTAATGGACCAGCTTCACATAGTACCAACTAAGGTTGTAAAAGAAGTAGTTGACAACTATCATCACAATTGGATGACAAATCCGGGCAAGAGAGTTAAGAAGCATAAAGATAGCAATATCAGAATCTTTACTGACCCGGATGGAAAATATATTGATAATTATGGAGAAATAAAAAGATAGATGAAAGTAAAGTTAATTAAGTTTGATAATTTTAAAGCCCCTAAAAGAGCCCACTACAATGACTCAGGGGCTGATGTCTTTGCAGCAAAAGATGTAGTTATCTTTGCTCATTCTGTAGTAGCAGTACCAACAGGAGTTGGTGTTGAATTACCTGATGGCTATGATATTGTAGTACATTGCAAGTCGGGTTTATCCCAGAAGGGTATTTGGGCTAGCAATGCTCCTGTAGATGCAGGCTATCGTGGAGAAATTCACGCAATCCTTTATAATACTACTGACAATCCTTTCAGAATTGAAAAGGGAACTAAAATTGGCCAGCTAGTTGTAAGACCTGTTATTTATGCAGAGTTTGTAAAGGAATTGGGTGATGAACGAGGCTCTGGTGCATTTGGCAGTAGTGGAGATAAGTAGTGAGAAATAAAGACTCTTATTACATGGCTTTAGCCAAAGAGGCAGCTACTCAAAGCAAAGACCCACATACAAAAGTTGGTTCATGTATAGTTAAGGATGGCCATATTTTATCATTAGGCTGGAATGGTGCTCCGAGAAAATTTCCAGATGAATTGGTACCAACAGGTAGAGATACTTCACTCCCGTTAAAGGAACAGAAGATTTCCTACATGTGTCATTCTGAACTTAATTCAATACTGAACTATCGAGGAGACCTTAGTAACCTTGATGGAGCTACCATATATGTAACAGTATCACCTTGTAACAATTGTGCCTTAGCTCTTATTCAAGTAGGTATTAAGGAAGTAGTATATTTAGAGGAATATCACAGGACTGAGATTTGGGAGATGTCAAAGTATCTCTTAGATAAATGTGGTGTAACCTACAGGAAGTTGGAGGAATAATAATGATTTTAAAAACATTAGAGTTTAAAGAAGCTTGTCAAAATATTTTATTTGCTATTGACAATAAAGATGTATCACTATTCAACGAAACCTTGGAGTTAGTTGCTAATGGTGATACACTAAACCTCAATATAACAAATAGAGAATATTATGTTACTGTTAAGTTTAATTTGGAAACAGCCGAGAACTTTAAGGCTTCTGTTAATGCTAAAACCTTCTTATCTTTGATTAGTAAAATTACAACAGAGACACTTGAATTATCTACGGAGGGTAATAAGTTAAAGGTTAAGGCTAATGGTAATTATGTTATGCCTTTAATCTTTAATGGTAATGAAATGTTGTCTTTACCAACTATTGATTTAGGAACAGTTACTAATGAAATGGAAATTAGTAGTGATATTCTTTTAAGTATTCTTGCTAACAACAGTAAGGAATTACTTAGAGGTATCCCAGTTAGAGATGTTCAGAAGTATTATTATGTTGATGAACTAGGGGCCATCACATTTACTTCAGGAGCTTGTGTTACCTCATTCTCTTTACCTAATCAGATAAAAATGTTACTGTCAGATAAGGTAGTAAAGTTATTCAAGTTATTTAAGTCTGACAACACAGTAAAATTTGAAATGGGTCAGTTACCTATTTCAGATACAATTGTGCAGACTAATGTTAAGTTTACTACGAATAAAGTATCACTTATTGCTAAGCTTTCTGACTCAAGCTTAATTTCATCTGTACCAGTAGAGGCCATTAGGGGTATGGCTAATAAGTCTTACCCTCATACATTGGTAGTAGATAGAGGTTTATTACTTCAGGCTTTAAATAGAATTATTTTATTTAATGATGAAAATAAGACCTATGGAAATATTGAAATTAATAATAGTATCATCACTATTAAGGACTTCAATAACAACAGCACAGAATCTGTAACTACGGCGGGAAATACTAATCAGGTTGAACAGTATCACCTTATTCTTGACCTTAAGAATTTACGACTTATCCTGGATGGATGTATTGACCAGTATGTTACAATGTGCTTTGGTGATAACAGAGCAGTAGTAATTAAGAAGCAGGGTGTATCTGATATTATTCCAGAGGTACGAGTTAATTAATGGCTAGCGTTGGTAAAAAATTCGAAGATAGATTTAGAGAAGATTGAATAAAAACAGTACCTAGGTCTTTCATCTATAGACTAAATGACCAGATGTCTGGTTATAGAGGTTCAAGTAACCCTTGCGACTTTATAGCTTATCAAAAACCCGATATATTCCTCATTGAGTGTAAAGAACATTTAGGAAATACATTTCCCTTTAGTGCCTTTAGACAATATGAAAAACTTGTTGAATATAAAGATATTGATGGAGTTCATGCTGGCGTAGTACTATGGATGAAAGACCATGACAAGGTATTTTGAGTACCAATTAAAACATTTGAAAGATTAAAACAGGAAGATAAAAAATCATTTAATATAAAAATGGTTGATGACTATGAATGCCTTGAATTACCTTCTAAAAAATTAAGGACGTTCATGGAAACAGACTATAGTTATTTAATAAATTATTATAGGAGCTAATATGAAAATGCCACATTACAAAGATTTAGTTAAAGCTAAAATATTCTTAGACTCAATTGATTATAACTTATTTAATTATGAGCCTTTGTGTACTTTATATGAGTTAATTGAACATGAAAATGATGTCAGAGATGCGATAAAAAAGATGAAAGTTGAAAGTGAGTCAAGAGGATATGTTGGAACTTAATGGTGAAGAATTATTGAAACAAGCTGAGTCCCTTGAGGATAACCTTAAGTACTTCAGAGAAATAGGCCAGCCAATTATTGATAAGTATTCATCTGATTTGGATAATAAGGTAAATGAAATTAAAACTTATATGTCTAGAGTTAGACAATATAACCTTAATTTTGATGTACCTACTATCCAAAAGCATTTCCTTGAATTGACTTCAATTTTATATTTCACTAGCGACCAGCTTGAGAAGGTAGGCCTGTTAGAGGATATGTCTAGAATCAGATATAGAGATACTTATAACAATGCTTATCTTACTAAGCAGGGTAATAATGAAGCTGGCAAGAAATATTCAGTAGCTCAGTTACAAGCTTACTCAGACCAGGTAGCTTTGACAGATAACCTTTTGAATTTTATTTATTCAAGATGTTATAAGATTCTGAAGGCAAAAGTAGATGCAGGCAACGAAGTTGCTAAATCACTTTCTAAGATACTGTCTAGTTTGATGCAAGAAATGCAGTCAGTTGGTTACTCTTCTAGAAAGGTAACTTAATGAAAGTATCGTATAGCAAAATTCAAGTATTTAACGATTGTCCCTACAAATATAAACTTAGATATCTAGATAAACTAGAGCCTAAGTTTGATGAGAGGCCTGATAACCCTTTGATATTGGGAACTCGGTTACATGAAGGTATTGAAACAAGAAGTATTGATAAAGCCATAGAAAAATATAAAGAACCTTATTCTATCTTTGGTGATGAAAATGAGCTTGAGATAGCAAAATTAAAAGCCATATTGCCTATAGCTTTTAGAGATATACCTGAGGGTGAATATGAACATAAACTTGATGTAGATGACGAATTTATCGGTTATATTGACCTCTTGGTAAAAGTAGAAGATGGCGTCTATGACCTATTTGACTTTAAATACTCTAATAATATTTCTAGGTATTTAAAATCTCCGCAGATACATATTTATAAATATTATTTCGAGAGAATAACTGGTAATACTATCAGAGATATGTATTATGTATTTATTCCTAAAAACACTAAGAAATCAACTTCACAAGAAGACCTTGATAAATTTGCTCAAGATAATCCTATTATTTTACAAAAGGTTGACTTTGATAAGATGCATGTAAATCACTTCTTTGCCAGGAAATCTATTTTAGAGAAAACAAAAGAGTTTGAGAAGAGATATACCACTAAATGTGCATATTGTGAATTCCAAAAGTATTGTAGAACTAAAGGTGAAGATAAATCAGAATTATCAGAAAGTAGTTTATTAAAATTGAATAATAGCTTATAATATAATTACTAGGAGGTAATTATAATGCCCGAAATTAAAACATGTGAAGAATACGTATTATCTCAGCTGTTCGCAGCAGAGGAAGAAAATTTTGAATTACGTAAATCAGCAGAACAGTATGAATTAGAAATCTCTCATTTGAAAGAAGAGTTAAATAGGACTACAACTATCATTGATACTTTAAAGAAGTACGCAAGTCATAGAGATGAAGATTCAATCCTGTCTGACTACATTAACATTGGCCTTATTTTTAAGGGTGAAGAAGAGAACTTTGAATTACTAAAGGAGACATTTTTAAATAACTAAGCTAAATTTATATAGGAGGCTTAGTTTATGGTTATTAAAGATTTATTCGAATCTGTAAAGGGGTTACCTGACCAACTAAATGTGATAGATGAAGATGGCAATCACTTATGGGTAGGTAATTATCAAAGGACTCCAGAGGAAATAAAAATGTTAGGCTTTAAAGAAGCTTATATTAAAAACTGAGGAGATAATTATCAAGTAATATTTTATATTTAGTTTACTTATTACTAGATATTTTATATAATTATAATGTAAATAACAAAGGTTATTTACTATAACAGGCATGAATAACTTTGAAAGGAATAAGGTAATTCCTGCTGTCCTCTACTATTTACTAAATCTGTGCACAATGAATTAGTCAATAGTAAATAAAGGTATCAGAAGTAATCAGTTCGAATCTGAATTCATGCCAAACTATTGTAAATAACAAAGGTTATTTATTATAACAGGCGGCTATGGTAAGGCCTGTATAAATAAGGAGACCATTGACTTAAGGGAGTTGATCATCCTTGGGTGGAACGAGAACCCTAAAGATTAGTGTAGCTACATGAAAAAGTAGAATAACAATTTCTTGTCACAGATTATTCTATTCCAGTTAAACCTCTGGATAAAAGGTTATTACTCGTCCTAAGACCGATGTGATGTAAACGTAGTCTTCCCAGTTAAGGCTCTGGCGTTATTAAAAGCCTATAACATACCGGGTTCTTGCCGTCCAGCGACGGAAATAGTCTTCAAAACTATCGGCCGGGTTCCAACCCCGGTTATGAGGGGGCAGCACCTTCGCCCGGTGCCATTTATAAAAAACTAGTATTTGCGAAATATTTTCCCTTGCCAATGCTAAATTTAATATAATCAGGGAGCAACAAATTAGCTACTTGTTGAGATAATGAGGCCTTAACCCTCAAGCTGATATATTTTCTTATCTGTTAAGGAGGTATATTATGTCAGGAAAGAAAAATACTTTTGTTCATTTTGGTAATTATGTTTGCGAGTGTGGGAGAGAATTCGATAATTCACAATCATATAATGCTCATTTAAGTCATTGTAGACTTCATCTGGGAGAAGAAAAATATCGGGCAAGGCTCAAACAGCAGCGAATGAGCTGAGCAAGAGGTAATGAAGTTCAATCTGCTATTAAACTTAAAAAAAGAGAAGAAGACTATAAAAGAAATAAATTAGAATGAGAATCTACTAAACATTATTGTGAACATTGCGGTAAAGAATTACCTCATAAGTATGAAGATATTTATGCAACAGGTCGATTTTGTAATCAAAGTTGTGCAAATGCTAGAAATCATTCAGAAGAAACCTTAATAAAAATAGCTTTAAATTCAAATATTAAAGGTAAAAATAAAATGAGTTTAAATGGTTATTATAAAGGTTATTATTGTGCTTCTAGTTATGAATTAATATTTTTAGTATATTGTTTAGACCACAATATACAAATTGAGAGAAATAAATTTACTTTCTCTTATGAATACAATAATAAGAAGCATATTTATTTACCAGATTGGTATTTACCGGAAACTGATACAATAATAGAATGTAAAGGTAGTGGTCCTTTAGTTGATGAAGAAGAAGTTATATTAAAAAAGAATTCTGTATTTGGTCATAATTATAAAATTTATTATGAAGATGATTTATTAAATTATTGAGAATATTGTAAATTAACTTATAAAGTGAAAAGTTATAAGGGGTTGTGTTCAAAATTATATAATAAAAAATTAAATAAACCTAAAAAGAAAAATTGAAATGTTGGTAAAAATAATCCCTCTTTTGGTAAACACTGGTATACTAACGGGGTTGAAAATAAATATGCTTACGAATGTCCAGAAGGATTTCATAAAGGTAGAATTTAATTATCAAACGTAATCTGAGACGTACGCACAGATAAGGTTCTATGCCGTTCCGAAAGGGTAAAGCCTTGGGTAAGACACTCAGAAAACGGCATTTTCTTTGACAATAAATCTGCAAGATGGACTATGACAGGTACCAATTAAAAGTCATAGAGGAGACC